ACTTCAATTGCTTCGGCTTCGCCGTGAACTGTTGTGATACCTGTTTTGTATTCAATTGGCTCAATAATGAGTAATTGACCGTTCAAATCGGCGACTTTTACCGAGTCGCTCGATGTCGTGCCAGGTGGTTCGAATGCCATTTGGCATCCCCCTATTCTGTTTGGGTGTTACTTGGGTTTGTTGGTGTTTCCAACTCTATAGGCGGATTGCTCTCCGCGAGGCTTTTGCAGATGTCATTGATAGTCATATCGGGAATCCCGCAAGCGCAACCATCTCGCTCGCACATTATTGGGTATCTCCCGAACAGGCTTTTGAAGGATCATCGCTAAAGGGTCGGAAATATGGGCAATACATACAAAGGCGACTTGGCACCTTCGGTATCACATCCCACATTGCCGGTGACTTCTCAACATCAACTGTTGTAAGTAGTTCGTAAACGCTATCTAGGCGCTTGAGTGCATCAAGTGCAATTTGTTCATCGTAAGGATGAAGCTCGATATACATATCTTGGATGGAACCCCCTGTTGGTAGAAAAATCAAGCCAACATTATTGACCTGAACCCCCTGTTGGGCTTTTCCATACGCATACAACATCACTTGCACAATGTTTTGCTTCGAGGCTCCCTCTGAACGCTTCGATTTAACACCTGCAGGTGATGTTGTTTTCCAATCCAAGACTGATCCTGTTTGCTTATCAAATAGATCAATAGTTCCTGAAAGATTCGCACGGATTTGAACCTTTTGCTCAACTTCGTACCGTTCAGGCATCTTGCTAAAAATTTCTTCAAGGTGTGAATGGATGGCGGTACCGACTTGTGCAGCCCAATTACCGCCACCCGTCACATTGACCTTCTCCCAATCAAGCAATTTATAGGCAAGACGGCGAGTGCATTCTTGCCCAACCTCGCTAGGTCCAATATAAACCTGTTGAGATCGAGGCGAATAAATACCTGCATTGGTAATTACCTCTGCAAGTTCGATTGCCAGGGATTGACTTGGTGAGTTCAAAGGCGTGAAGGTCATTTTAGTTATTTTCCTCATTTACGATTGTGAATCTGCGAGAAGTTGATTTTATCTCAAGTGCTTGAATCACTTGGGGAGGCAAGACTTCTCTTGCTCTCTTGGTGTCGAATCGTGTGGATTCCACAAAACTCCACCGAACAACAGGGCGATTGAGAAACATTCCAACTTGTGCATCGCCAAGTGCCGATTCAATATGACTTCGAGCCACATCTGCTACTTCTTGCAGTTCTTTAATTCGGGCAAGAGCATTTTTATATTGCTCAAGCCACGCAGCGGTATCAACATCAAAATCAATAACGCCTTTCTCTATTTCTACGCTCATCATTACCCCCTAGTAATATGAATGTTTTTTCCAAAATTCCCAGGCGGAGCAGGGTCCGCCGGAGCCGTATTTGCGCCCAATGTAGGCAAGCGCAGCGATTGTTTGAGATGTTGTGGATTTGCCACGCTTCATCCCAAGGTTGCGGTAAGTCGAATCTAGCAATTGTCCTACGCCTCTTGCTGAACTCGTTGGGTTCTTATGATCCTGCCAATGACTTTCCTTAGTCATAATGGCGTTGAAGCATTTGAACTGTTCTTCGGTAAGTAGCTCGCGAGCCACTTCTTTCGGATTGACCTGCATTAAAGCAGTTCTTTCCTTGTAAATAACCACCTGTGGCACCGCCGAAGGTGGATTGATAATTGATACCAATAATGCAGACACTACGCTTGCTCCGATAAATAAACCGAAGCGCCGTAGGAGTCGTTTATCTGTTGGTGTGATTGGACTGCTCCTTTGTTCTTCGCAGCATCAATACGCCCCACAATCCGTTTTACATAGTTCAGGGATGTATCGAGTGCAACCGCGATTTCCTTAGCAGATGTACCTTCATTCCATAGATTTTTAATCTCCAAGGCTTTACCGCTAACGGCTACATCTTCGAGATTGGGTACAAGTATGGCTTGTCGTTCTAAGGTGGACTTTCCACCCCAAAAACCATACGGAATCTGCTTTTCGAGTGCGTACTCCAAGCACTCCTTCCTGTGAATACAACTAAAACAAATCTGCTTCAGTTGTGGCAGACGGTCTGCCTCCGCCTTCCTTCCATCGGGAAAGAAGAAGTCTTTATCCTCTATTGTTGCACATCTTGCTTCGTCAAAAACAGGCGCATCAATAAGGAATTTCATTGTTTTTCCTTGAGCCATTGCGATAAATCCTGTATAACCCACGCTTGTTCAATACCGGCATTACGCCGTTTCACAATTACATAATGCAAAGGGACTTCTTCAATCCCTCGAGCTTTTGCGTAGTTCACCGCTTCAACCTGGGCTTCACGCCAAAATTGAGGCAAGGAAAGAGATTTGTGGTTTTTGAGTTCAAGCACATATTGCTTACCCGCAATGACCGCTACAAGGTCGCCCTCGTCATTTGCCCCTGCTTTAACCAATCGTTCGGCGGTGGCACCCATAGAGCGCAACCACTTCATCACATCGGTTTCAAACTTGGAGCCTTTACGACCATTCGGGTTTGCCACTATTTAACGACCTTCAATTCAGGAAAAGTATTTGTCTTTTCTTTCATAATGTCATAGAACTTAAAGGATCGAATAATGTCTGCAGCCAAATCAAGGGCTTCATCTCTTGTCATATATGCAATTTTGACTGCCATTTCATCAAAATTATCACGGGCATTGTCAAGGCGTTCAAAATGTCCATCTGCCTTAACTGATTCACGACCAATTCCTTGAAGTTCATCAAGATTAGAAATCTCGGTTTGACCAACTACATCTTCAAGTAAATCTTTGATGGCATCTTGTTCCTCTAAATAAAGAGCAATTGAGCCTTCATCCGTTGTATGGATTGTAAATAGGTTTCTTGTCTTAGGCATCTTCGCCCCAAGGGTCCTCACGAAGCTCGTCACCGAGGAAATCATCTTTAAGAATGATGTATGCAATTGCAAAACACGCAATTGAAAGTATTGCTAGGAAAATCATTTTGGGTTTGTCCTTTCGTTTGGATTAGGGTGACACACGCTACACCTAATCACCGACAAGACACGCCGTACTTACAGAGTTTGAACCTCAACTTGAAATGGAGCGCAGGTGTTGATGTCAAGTGAGGCAGAAATTTCTAATGCCTTCAAAGCGTGGCGTTTGGCAGATTTCACATCTTTAATGACCGCATCGGCTACCCCTGAAAGGTATCCCACGGCGTAGATGCCACCTGAACCGATGTTGTAGATGCCGTTGTGACATTGGCTCATTGAGAAATCATCTGCAATTTCAAATATATGACCGCCAAACGCAAGAAGGTAAGAGAAGGAAACACCTTCTTTGTTGTGGTCATAACCATTGTTTTTGAACGCTTCAAGCATTGAAGGGATAACCTTCTTGCCCATAAACGCAACAGGATCGGTGCCGGTATAGATAGGTGGCTTCCAATTGAAGGTGAGGATGTCCCCTGGGCGACAATCGCCCGATACACCCAAAAGGTACTTGCCAATTTTGACAATTTTCGGGGTGCTTAGGGAGATGATTTTTCGATCCCCATCGGTAATCTGAGAGTCGGCTGCGAGTAGGGCAAAGCCCTCTCCCTGAACGCCTACAATCGTGGTCATAGGGGCAATTTTAGGGTATCGAGCTGAAATTGAGGGTTCCGCCACTTCCCACGCTCAAAACACGCCCGAGATTAGTCTTTTTCCTGTATTGACATTAGGTGTATGGACAGGTGCTACAGTTCAGGTATTGGAAAACGAACGGGTTTCCAAGAAAAGGATCAAAAAATGTCTGTATCAAAAGCACTAGCAATTGAAATCACTAACGAGATTGAAGAATCAGTTAAGGCAATTCTTGCAAAGCACAATCTTCAACTTTTGAAGCAAAATACAAAATACGGTGAAGAATACAATTACACCGTAAAAGCAGTTGCAGTTACTTTGAATGAATCAGGTGTGAATCTTAATTCACCTGAAGCACACAATTGGCTTGCAGTTGGTTCTTCATACGGATTCAAAAATCCTGCAGATGTTCTTGGCGGAATTTTTGTCAATGCTCGCAAAGAATACAAGTTTGTTGGCATCAACCTTCGCAAAGAAAAGTTCCCTCTTTCGGCAATCGAAATTGCTACAGGAAAGCAATACGGATTCCCATTGAAGGCACTTATGCAATTGCCTCAATTTGATTCAAATGAAGTTTCAACTTGGATTCGTTCAGATATGGGACTTGACATTCTTTCAAAGGTAACGGTGAAGGCATAATGTTAATCCGCGACAATATGCGTGTTCAGGTTAATCACCATTCAGGCATCGAGTACGGTGTCATTGAGAGCGCCAAGGATGCAAGCAAGGCGATTACTTACGCAATGCAGGTAACAGTAAAGATGGATGATGGAACATTCTGTTCTTTCCCAATCGCGTGGATAAAGGAGGCTTGAAATGGAGAAGTATTGGTGTATTTATTGCGAAGCAGAAATGACAGATGGAATTTGCGTTCCTTGCCACGAATACAAGAGCGCGGTCACATTTGAAGAATTTGTGGAAATTAACGGATACGAACCAAAAGCGGTTGCATAGTGGATTATTCAATGATTGTTCGTGATTCACTTCTTGAGGTGTATCCAACCAATTCTGCAATTATGGAAAGCCTCGCTCGCAATTTAACTAAGGCATCAATGAGTTCAGATTTTCAATTCATTGAAGCCACTTTGATTTCAACATCTGTTATTGTGAAAATTTGTCTTAATATTGTTCGAGAGGAAGAATCAAATGCAAAAACCTTGGTATGAAACTTTGACCCGCCGTGGATGGATTGTTCTATGGATTACGGTTGCCCTTGTTATTGGCGGTTTTACCTATGTGACCCGCGATGTTTGTTATGTAGGTGATATGCCTGGGAATCATCTCGGATATGGCTCTTGTATGAAGATGATTGATACGGTGGTGAACAAATGACTTTTTCAGATGTAGTTATGTACCACATCCAACAATCTCTTGAGGCAATCGCTTGTAATGAACCCGACCAATCGGAAATGCACAATCAAATGGCACGAATTCTTCTTGAAAGGTTAGGCAAATGACATCCACACCAATTCGATCCGTTCGAATCTCAACCGAGCTTTGGCGCAAAGCCGGTGAAAAGGCAACGAAAGAAGGCAAATCAATTTCACAAGTTATTGTGGAGGCGCTTACTAAATATACAAATTAAAAGGAGAAAAACCCCCGACCATTGGAACGGCAATGGCGGGGGTTTTTCTATGGGGGCGTGAGCCTAAATATCTGTTTCAATCTCGCCACAAATCGCGGCGTATGCTGCCAAATCCACATAAGAATCTAAGTGGTTGGGCGTTTCAATTACTCGTGCAACCTTAACAAGTGCCAAACACATCGCAGCCTGCCCAGGTGTAATTTCAGTTTCAAGGAAAATGCTCCACAAACCTGCAATGCGTTCGTGGTTGGTTAGCGGTTTCCCGTAATTCTTGTTTCGATCTCCGTGGGTTAAACGGCTCGCTTCTTCAAGAATATCTCCCCTGTTCATCATTTCCCCTAGTCTTTGAAGGTTGGCTTGCCGAATCCTACGATGAATACAGGCAAAGATGGCTTTAATTTCCCACGATTCTTGACCAAATATGCACGAGTTTTGATGCAAACTTCCCCACCGTTGCGTTGGTTGCCCTTCTTGTCGGGGGATGTATTGCCCTCAATAGTGGTCACGGTGCCATCTCCGTTGTCACGGATAACGATTCCAATGTGTTCAACGGCATTTCCGCCTTTGACAAAATCAAAGAATACAAGGTCGCCTGCTTCGGGAGTCGCCTCTGAAGCATCCTGCCACTTCTTATTCTTTTGGAAAGCCTTTGCACCGGCAAGGGTAGAAACCACATTTGGAATCTTTAACCCTACCTGGTTGGCACACCACATTACATAAGAACCACACCAAGGCAAGAAGTTTGCCTTAGTAAACTTGCCATATTTGGTTTCGTTCTCTTTTGGACCTTCAATAGTGCCTAATTCAGCGCGGGCAATACTTACAAAATCAGCTCGTTGGCTCACTTCTTGCCCTTTGTAGGATCAGCCTTATCAAAGGCTTTATCAATTTCAGCCTTAGTAAGTTTGCCATCAATCATTGCATCCGAAAGGTCCTTGGCTACTTTACCAACGGCAAGTACGCCTGCAAGTCCCGCTGCAACCCCTGCTTTTACGCCAAGGATTGAGCCTGCTCCGATTGTTGCTAGGGCGCTTGAAACAAATACTGCCCCTAGACGAATTGCGATTTCTTTGATGTTTTTCATTTCGTTAGCACCTGCCATAGTAAGCCCCCAATGGATATGATTGTTGCAATGGACGGTAACGCCCAAACCTTTTGTTCTAATATACGAATACGAATTTCGTGATCTCGGACCTTTTCATCCACTCTATCGTGTGAATCAAGCAGGCGGTCTAATTTACCTGAAATATCAGTTAAGGCTTTCCCCTGAATCTGTTGGGTTTCCCAAACTTGTTTGATAGTGATTCTCACTTCATCCGATGAGGATACGGTCATTTGCGCGGTTTCCCGTTCTTAGTTAGTGGTGGGTTCCTCTTTTAAGGCAGATATTGTTGCCTTGAGGACTGCTATTTCTTGTGCTTGATTGCCAATGATTTCCCTCATTGATTTAAGGATTTCTTCAATACTGACTGCTTGATCTTGTTCCTTTTCCATCATTTCCCCTTATTTTTTTGGTTCATTGGCATACAAAGCGGCAATTTGACTCTTTGCTTGTGCCTCTGTTTCGTGACATCCCATAACCTTACCGTCATCGTTTTTCACTACGGGATAACCCTTGCATCCATTAGAACCTAATGGTCCGATGTGATATGGCATCTTTATTCCCCCTATTTCGTTTCGAGATTTTCGATTCTTGTAAGCATCTTTTTTAATACATCAATCAAAACTATTGAAACTCGGTCATAAGCAAGACCCATAAGATTGCCTTCAGGGTCCCTATCAAGCAACAAATCCAATCCCTCAATTTCGGCAACTTCATCGGCAATAAGACCAAGTTTGTATGTTTCATCGCCTCTTTCAACATCGGCAATACCTTGGAATTGTACGGGACGAAGGGCTTTGATATGACTTTCGTTAAAAGTAATGTCTTTAATGTTTGTTTTGGATGCTTTTGTGGAAGAAATGTAATAAATTTGAGAACCATTAAAGCGCATATTGGCAGTACCTGTGGTTGAGTTCAAATTTGCAAGAACTCCACCTGATCCATTGCGCAAATAGATACTGTTTGAATCCAATTCAACATAATTAGTGCTTGCAGCAGCCAAAAGAGCATAAGAAGGTTGAAGGAAAACCATTCCGTAAGTGGTAGCACCTGAATTGGGACTTGCCCCTGCGTGCATAATGATTCCAGGCGTTCCTGAAGATGCTGCAAGGATATGACCTCGAACAACGCTTGAATAAAGTACGCGCAATGACTCTGTAGATGAGTTCAGCTCGACTCTACCTGCACCTGAACTTGTACGGATGGTAAAACCTGTCAAAGTTCCCGCCTGTAGCCTATCCACGGTAATTGAACCGGCAAGGATTTCGGCTGCAGTAATGGTATTCGCTGCAATTTCTGCAGCGGTGATGGTAGCACCGGCGATTTGGTCGGCGGTGATGGTTGCGGTGGCAATGTTTGAAGCAGTAATTGTTCCTGCAGAAATCTTTGCTCCCGTAATTGTTCCCGCAGCAATGTTTGTAGCGGTAATTGTTCCAGTAGCAATTTCACTAGCGGTAATCGTTCCAGCGACAAGTTTCGCAGCCGTGATAGTTCCTGCTTGAATTTGAGTTGCGGTGATTGACCCTGAAACGAGCTTGTTAGCATTGAGAGTATTAACATCAATGCGATCCGCAGCCAAATAACCTGTTGTTATTTTTGCAGCATCAAGTGTCGCAATAACTGCGTTTGTGAGCGTATTTACCCGCCAAGCAGTTCCATCAAATGTCCATTGTCCAAGAACAGTTGAATCGGCGCTTGTTGTGGACATTTTCCACCAAATATCACCGGCGGTATAACCCGTTGTTCCAGAGGCATCGGATGTGGATCGAATAATTTTATTCTTGCCGTTTGCAGTTGTTTGCGCCGCCGTTGCTGCTGCTGCTGCCGTTGCTGCTGCTGAATCTGCTGCTGCTGCTGCCGCCGAGGCTGCTGCCGCTGCGGTTGAGGCTGCTGCCGCACCTGCTGCTGCTGCATCTGCGCCCGCTTGGGCTGCTGCAATGCCTAAATCTCGTACTGAAACCCAGTTTGCACCATCCCAATAATACTGTTTGTTGGAATCGTCCGTGTCAAACCAAATATCTCCAACGGCGGTTGCAGTTGGCGGTGTTGTTTGGCGGAAAATCTTATTCTTGCCATTGACCATTGCCTCAACTGCAGGAATTCCTAAATCTTGAACAGATACCCAGGTGGTTCCATCCCATCGGTACATCTTGTTGTTGTCATTCATATCAAACCAAATATCACCAATAACGGCAGTCGCCGGTGGGTCATTTTGGTAATAAGTTTTGTTTTTTCCGCTTACGCTAATTGTGACAATCTCATCAACATCTTCAGAATCAGGTTTGTAAAGAGCATCATCGGTGGTTGAGTCGTAATCGGTAGTTACTTGGTACACATTTCCAATGCCATCGGTAATTACCTGGTTGGTTGTATTGGCACAAGTAAAGGAAGCACCTGCAACAACGCTTGTGATTACAAAAGTGCCGTTGTATCCATCGGGTGCAATACCATCAACAATGACTGTATCGCCTGCGCTATAAGTATGACCTGAAGCGGTATAGGTAACAGTTGTTGAAGTCTTAACAGTTGAGGTAATGTCAAAGGTAGGGGTAATATCTTCAGGATTATTCGGGATTTGCGGGCATAAAGGCATTCCGACTCCTAAAGTTTAATTCGATACGGGTTCAATGGAGAAGTCGAGTAAGTCGTTTCCCAATTGTTAGGGCTAATTTTATGCTCAATGCCCTCAATAACCAAGTTAAT